ATGGCGATCCTCGAAGAGAACGCTATCCTGTTCGCCCACAAGGCTCTCAACATCATGTCGGGCGTCACCGAGGCGACCAAGCGAGTAGCTGGGGCGATCATCGACCACTTCAACAAGCGGACCGGCCAATGCGATCCCAGCATTGAGCGCTTGGCGACGTTGCTCGGCATAGACCGCGCGACGGTCATCCGCGCGACCGAAAAGCTCCACGAACTCGGCTTCATCGAAAAGGTCAGCCATGGCGGCAAAGCGCATCGTGCCAGTTACCTGCCGAACTGGGACCGCTTCCGCGCCATCGCGAAAGATTGGGATGCACGCATGAAGACCGGCGATGCACCTGGTGCCCCCTGCCGGTCTGCCGGCACACCGGCACCCAACGTCGCAAGCGTGCGACGTTCAAGGTCGCAGGGATGCGACGTTAAAGGTCGCACGGCTGCGACACAAACCCTTCGAAGTAACCAATCGAATAAACCCATCGAAGGGGAGCGTGGGGAAAAGCCGCACGAAAAGCCGCGAGCGCAGAGCGTGCCGAGAGCGCAGCAAGGGCTCTGGAGAGGGAGCAAGCCGATAGCGCAGGGTTCTCTTCTCCTGCCGATCAGTGGAGGAAAGAGCGTCAGCCATGGCGATGCAGCAAGGGCAGCGGCCGAACGGCGCTGGTATGGGGAGGTTCATGCGCTCGGTGAGAGGGCCGAGGCTGATGTGTTGGACTGGATGACGTGGGACAGGCAGGAAGCCACCACGCAAGCGGAAATGAAACGGAAGGGCGGCGGGCTGGCGTTCATTGTCGCCACGATGCAGAGCGAGAGGATGCGGGCGCATGGCTGATCGACGCATTTTAGGGCTAAGGGGAAAATCGGGTGACAGACCCGCAGCGGGTCCTTCTTGCCCCGCTGCAAAGCGGGTAAGGCGGTAGCGCGGGGTTTTAGTCGCTGAGGTAAATTTGAAAGCTAAAGATAATCCCGAAAAAACAAAAGGTTATGAGCACAATGCATAGCTCCACCGAGATCGAAACGACGAAGATCGGCCAGCCGCGGTCGCTCTCCAAGAGCGATTTCGCGAAGGTTGTCGGCCTAACGCCCGGGCGGGTGTCGCAGATGATCAAGAAAGGCCTGCCGGTGGAGGCAGACGACCGGATCGACGTAGCGCGAGGCCGGATCTGGATACAAGACAACATCGACACGAACCGCAGCGCCGCCCAAAAGCAGACCAGCCTGCAGTTTGATGCCGGGCGACCGGAGAATGTCGGCGCCGAGCGGTTGCGCCTCGTCAAGGAACAGGCGGACGCCGCGGCGCTCAAGAACGCTATGCTCCGGCGCGACCTGGTCGATGCCGCCGAGGTCGAGCGAGAATGGGCTTCCATGCTGCGCATGGTCCGTACTTCGGTGCTGGCGGTCCCGTCGCGGCTACGGCAAACCATGCCGCACCTAACCGCCCACGATATCGCGGAGATGGACGCCGAGCTGCGGCACGCGCTGGAGAAGCTTTCGAATGACGAATGAAACGCTGGCCTCCATTCGCCGGAATGCCCTTGCGGCGCTGCGACCACCGCCGAGACAGGCGCTGTCGTCGTGGATCGAACGACACCTGTCCCTGCCTGACGGTGTCTCGTCACTGCCTGGGGCCGTCCGCCTCTGGCCGTTTCAACGCGAGATCGCCGACGCGATCGGAGATCCTTTCATCGAACGCGTGACGCTGGTCAAGCCGGTGCGCGTCGGCTTCACGACCCTCATCACCGGCGCGCTCGGCGGATACATCGCCAACGATCCATCGCCAATCCTATGCCTGTTGCCCACCGAGGCCGACTGCAGAGACTACATGGTTTCCGACATCGAACCGATCTTCGCGGCATCGCCAGTGCTCGCTGGCCTGATCGGCGACGACCAGGACGATGGCGGTCGCAACACCATTTTGTCGCGCCGGTTCCCCGGCGGATCGCTGAAGGTCGTGGCTGCCAAGGCCCCGCGCAACCTGCGTAGGCACAATGTGCGCGTGCTCCTTTGCGACGAGGTCGACGGCATGGAAAACGGCGCGGAGGGCTCGCCGATCCTGTTGGCGGAAAAGCGCACACTGAGTTTTGCGGATCGCAAAATCGTTATCGGCTCGACGCCCGTCTTCGAGGACACGAGCCATGTGCTCCGCTCCTACGGCCAATCCGACGCGCGGGTTTATGAGGTGCCTTGTCCCGAATGCGGCGATTTCCATGAAATCGGATGGGGCGATATCCAGTGGCCTGCCGGCGAGCCGCACCGGGCGTACTACGTCTGCAAATCCTGCGGCTGCATCATCGAGGAGAGGCACAAGCCGGCGATGGTCGCGCTCGGCCGTTGGCGTGCCACACAGCCGCACGTCACCGGCCACGCGGGCTTTCGGTTGAACGCGCTCGTTTCCCTCTTGCCGAACGCTTCCTGGGGGAAACTGGCCTCGGAATTCGTCGCCGCCAAGGATGATCCCGCGCACCTGCAGACCTTCATCAACACGATCCTGGCGCAAGGGTGGCGCGAAACCGGCGAGGAACTTGACGACCGCGAAATTTCGGGCCGTGCAGAGGCTTTCTCGCTCGAGGAAATACCAGCGGGCGTCTTGGCAATAACGGTTGGCGTCGATGTGCAGCGCGATCGCCTCGAGGTGACATTCATCGGCTGGGACCGGGAGGGCGCGGCCCATGTCCTCGCTCACCTGGTGGTATGGGGGCGCACCGACCAAGACGCCACATGGCATGAACTCGACGGGGTGCTGAAACAGCGCTTCCACCATCCCCTCGGCGGCGAAATCGGCATTGACGCGACGGCGATCGACAGCGGCGACGGCGAAACCATGGAGGCCGTCTACCGCTTCGCGTTCCCGCGCTACGGCATGCGAGTTTTCGCGATCAAGGGCGTTGCCGGCAACCGCCCCTGGATCGAGCGCTCGAAAAGCAAGATCCAGGGCGGCCGGCTGTGGATTGTTGGCGTCGACGGCATAAAATCACACCTGACCTCCTGCCTTGGTCGAAATCAGGCGATCCGCTTTTCCAAGAGCTTGCCGGCCGTCTTCTACGAGCAGCTCGCCAGCGAGCGCGTGGTGGTCCGATATTCGCGCGGGCAGCCGCAGCGCCGTTTTGAGCGTGTGCCAGGACGACAGGCTGAGGCGCTTGACTGTTGCGTCTATGCATTCGCGGCGCGGCAGCTTCTCAACATCAACTGGGATCAGCGGAGGGCCGATCTTTCGCGCACCAGTGCTGACGCTACTAAGCCGGTGCCCAATGTGGTGAAAAGCAGATGGATGGGGCGATAGCGCAGCGATGCATGCCGGCGACGAGGGCGATATGATCGATGCCAATATCAATCACCCTCTCCTTGGGATTTGCACGTGCTAAGCCTAACACCAACGCCGCCCTGCCCCGACAGAAACTCAATACCCTCGTTTTCAAGGGCGGAATGTATCGCGGCCGATGCCTCATCTGACACCTGCCGGCGCTCCTTCTCAAAGTCGACGATCGTCGAGAGGCCAAGATTTGCGGCGGCCGCCAACCTCGGCTGTGTCCAATTGAGCAGGGCTCTCGCGGCGCGCGATTGTTTTGGTAACATTGATCAACATTTTATGTTGACGGCGCTAACGCCGTCGGGTATCAACATAAACTGTTGATACCACGATTGTTGGAGAACGACAATATGCCGAAAATTCCCTTTCCGGCGGCCGCCGCCGGCCTGGCAGAGCAACCGAACCTCGATACAGCTATCGAGGAGACGTACAACGCGATGGCGCTTCTCGACATTGCTAGCTTCTGCGCTGACGACCTCGCGGAGATACTCGACACGCCACACAACCAGATAGTCGGCAGCCTTGGCCGGCTATTGCGCCTGGCCAGTGGCCAGGTGATGACCGCGCTGACTGCTCTTGAGCAGATGGAAAAATCGGCGTGATTAAAACGTATTGACAAGGCCTACGAGGCGCCGTTTTCGCGTCGCGCTGGCTTATTTCGAAAAGGATCATCCGCGCCACTGATCGGTGCGGCGAACGCAAAGGGTTAACGCATGTCGGAAAATCGAATTCACCAAGCAGAGTACGAAATTCAGCGGCTTAAGAGCACAGTCGCCGAGTTACAGCGCGAAGTCGAAAAGCTGCAGAAGCGCGTAAAGAAACTTGAGCAGGCAGAAGGCTAGAATTTCCCACAACACAGCTTTCAAGGGGTCGCATGGCCTCTTCCGTTGACAAAGCGGAGGGATCATGCGATCTCTTTTCCATGAAGGAAGATTTCTACACCCCGAAATTTGAAAGGGCCGACGTCGTCGAGTTGACTGGCGTCTCGCCGGGCACGCTCGCCAATTGGCTTAAACGGCCGATCGGCAAAGGTGGCATCAGCATCACGCCCGAGCACATCGGGGGCACCGGAAATCGCCGGCTCTTTTCTGCGTTCGACCTGGTCAAGGCGCAGACGGTCCTTCATCTCGTCGAATTCACCGGCCCGGCGCTGGCCGACGAGCTCATTTCCTCGGCGAACTTCCGCGAGTGGGTTAATCTTAGCCTTGAGCACCGCGGCTCCGCTGAAACGGCCCCGCCGGAAGAACATCAGAAACATTTCGCCATCATGTACAAGCACGGCGGAAAATTCGTCGTCGACTACATTACCTCTCCCGCGCTGCTTGATGAATTCAAGCGCGCAAGAGAAAGCCTGCCCGATGCAGCCAAGCCGTACATTCACATTCCGGTGGGTGCCATCGTCGACAACGTCGCACAGCAAGTTGATCTTTGGGAGATCAGCCGGAAGGCACCTGGCGACCGAACGCAGGCAGAACGAGCAATCCTCGCGATGGCCAAACATCGGGCAAAGGGTGCTGAATGATGCTTACCGCCTTCCGCAATCTCTTTCAGCGTTCCGCCGCCAAGCGTGCGCTTGACGCAGGATCCGGCAACACTCGCCGCTGGAATGATGCCCGGGCAATTGCCAATCCCGGCCGCGCTATGTTGACGGATGCGTCGACGATCGCAGCGCGCGCATCCGGGCTGGTGGTCAATAATCCCGTCGCCGCCAAGATCGTCGAGACTTCCGTCGCCAATCTCATTGGCACCGGGATCACGCCGCGTCCGCTGCATCCTGTCGAGGCAATGCGGGATAGGCTCGCCCTGGGATGGTCTGCATGGACCGACATGGCCGACCCCGAGGGGCGAACGGACCATTACGGGCAACAGGCCGCGATGGTCCGCGATATGGTCGTTTTCGGCGAGGGGCTTGCAGTCTGGACCTCGGATCCGGCGACCGGCGCGCCGCAGCTGCGGCGGCTGCATCCCGAACAACTCGACCGCTTCAAGAATGTCACGCCTTCGGCAGGCGGCGCCATCGTCCAGGGCGTCGAATACAACGGAGACGGCCGCATTGTCGCGTATTGGCTGCGGCCGAACGCACCCGGCGATGCCCTCGCCGGGCTGCCGATGTCTTCCCAGCGATGGCCTGCCGGCGAGGTGATCCACCTGTTCCGACCACTCTTTCCCGGCCAGGTGCGCGGCCTTTCGTGGTTTGCTTCGGTTTTGCTGTCCACCCATGATCTCGATCAACTGGTCGACGCGCTTCTGGTCCGCGCCAAGGTGGCGGCGCTTCATGCCGGCTTCATCACCGATACCGATGGACAGGGCGTATACGGACAAGACCAGGCCGGCGGATCGTCCGTAAGTCTGGAGCCCGGCGCGATGATCACGCTGCCGCCCGGAAAAAACGTCGAGTTTCCCGATACGCCCGACCAGGGTCCGGCGCTCGGCGTTGCCGACGCTATCCTGCGGATGATCGCCAGCGGCGCGAATTGCACGTTCGAACAGGTGACGGGCAACTATTCCCAGGTCACCTATACCTCGTCGCGCGCGGCGTTGCTCGAATATCGGCGCTTTGCCGAGGCGACACAGCATCACGTCATTGCCTTCCAACTCTGCCGCCCCGTTTGGGAGCGGTTCATTCGCTGGCAGGTCCTGTTGGGCGTCGTTCCCGCAACCGCCTATCAGCGCGATCGCGCCGCGTTCGGGGTGAAATGGCTGCCACCGGCTTGGCCGTGGGTCGATCCGCTGAAGGATGCGCAAGCCGCCGTCCTCGAAATGGACAACCTGTTGCGATCGCGCGCCGAGATCGTCTCCGAGCGCGGTTACGACGTTGAGCAGCTCGACCGCGAGATTTCCGCCGACAAGGCCCGCGCCGACCGCCTCGGACTGGCGGCGCGCCCTCAAACTGGAGCGAACGTCAATGCCTCGTCCAATTGAAGCAGCGCCGCCGCATATATCCCCGCAAGTGCGGGCGTTGTCGTTCGCGCCGACGAGCGTCGACGAAAAGGCGCGTACCGTCGAAATGATCGCATCGACTGGCGCCGGCGTTTTGCGGCACGACATGGAGGGAGCTTTCAACGAAATGCTCTCGCTCACTCCGGGCGCAGTTGATTTGAGCAGAGCCGAAGGGATGCCTCTGCTTGATAGCCATCGCCAGGACGGGCTCGATCGGGTGCTCGGCGTGGTCCGTGGCGTCCGTATTGAGAAAGGGCAGCTGATCGTTACCGCCCAGTTCTCCGAGCGCGCAGAGGCCGTCTTTAAGGACGTGGCGGCCGGAATTATTCGAAATGTGAGTGTCGGCTACGGCGTCGACGATTTTGAGGACCGAGTAGACCCGCAGTCCGGTCAACGGCTGCGAACGGTCACAAAATGGACGTTGCACGAGGTTTCGCTCGTCCCCGTTGGAGCTGACGCGGGGGCAAAAACAAGAGGAATTACCATGCCGCAGGCAAACAACACAGCGACGGCCGCGTCCGCGACGGCAACCACCAGCGCGAACGCCAATCCCGCGACCATGACACGGGCGCAAAGCAATGCCGAAATCCGAGCATTGGCCGAAACCTTCGGTCTTGGCGACGAATTTTCCAATGGTCTGATCGACCGTGAAGCGACCGTAGACGAGGCTCGCGCCGCGGCCGTCGAACAGGTCAGGCAACGTTCGAACAGGCAAACGCCGCAAACGCGAGTAACCGTGGTCGCGAACCACGACGACCCCGAAGCCATCGTGGGACGTATGGGCGAGGCCCTCTATGTGCGCGGAAATCCCCGCCACAAGCCCTCGGATGCCGCGCGCCAATACGTCAACATGACGACGCTCGATATGGCGCGTCAGATGCTTCAACTGCGCGGCATGCACACGACTGGCCTATCGCCGGCGGAAACGATCACGCGGGCGCTGAACTCGACGAGCGACTTTCCCCTGGTGTTTGCCGACACGGCGAACCGGGCGCTGCGCCCGGGTTATGAAGCAGCGGCTGCCGTGCTGAAGCGAGTGGCGCGACAGACTACGGCAAAGGACTTCCGCAACATGACGAAACTCCAGATCGGCGAAGCGGCCGGACTGGAGAAGGTCAACGAGAACGGCGAATACAAACATTCGACGATCAGCGAAGCCGGCGAGAGCTACGGCATTGCCACCTATGGCCGAATATTCGGCCTCACCCGCCAGGCGATCATCAACGACGACATTGGCGCATTCGTTGATGTCGCCGGCAAGTTCGGCGCCGCCGCCGCCGAATTCGAAGCGCAGTTCCTAGTCGATATTCTCGAAGGCGCTGCAGGCTTCGGGCCGGTGATGAAAGACGGTAAGACGTTGTTTCATGCCGACCACGGCAACCTTGCTGAGGATGGTGTCGACCTGACATCGACCCCCCTTCCGCGTTTCGGTGGCCTGGACGTCGCGCGCTTGGCGATGCGCAAGCAGAAGGGGCTTTCCGGCCGGCCGATTAACGTCGTACCCAAGTACCTGCTCGTGGCTCCTGAGGCCGAAACCGCAGCCGAGACATTGCTTGCGACGCTGCAGCCGAACAGCGCCGATGGCGTCAATCCGTTCGCTGGCAAGCTAGAGATGCTCGTCGAGGCCCGGCTGTCCTCCCCTGTTCGCTGGTACGTCGCTGGCGATCCGGCGACGATCGAGGGGCTGGAATATGCTTATCTGGCCGGTCAGGAGGGACCGCAGACCGAGACGCGCGCCGGCTTCGAAGTCGACGGCGTCGAGACCAAGGTGCGGCTCGATTTCGGCGCCGCCTTTGTCGACTACCGGGGCTGGTTCATGAACCCCGGCGAAGACGTGACGACCTGACCCATGGCGACGCTTTCCGACTTGACCGTGTGGCTCGAGGCGCTCCGCAAGGCCCGCGCCTCTGGCGTTCGCTCAGTCCAGCACGGCGACGTCAGGACTGAATATCGATCCGACGCCGAACTGGCTGCGGCAATTGCCGACATAGAGCGGCAGATGTCCGCCCTTCAAGGCCGGTCCGGTGGCGTTGTCTACATTTCAAGCTCAAAAGGACTTTGACCATGAAAAACTATGTTCAGCGCGGCGACGTAGTGACCGCAACCGCACCGGCCGGCGGAGTGTCGTCCGGAGATGGCGTTCTGATCAGTTCTCTCTTTGGTGTCGCTGCAACGACCGTCGACGCCGGCAGTGAGGTGGAACTGGCGACGACAGGAGTTTTCGATCTTCCCAAGGCTTCCGGCGCGGTCACCTTTGGCGCGCCTCTGTATTGGGATGCGGCCGCCGAGAAAGTCACCGCCGTGGCGAGCACGACGGCCGGCGATAATACCCTTATCGGCGTTGCAATCGCCGCCGCCGGCGTCAATGCATCGACGGTGCGCGTGCGCCTTAACGGCAGCTTCGGAGTAGCTTAAGGCGGGGTCAAGATGGGGGCAGCCGGCTCCTGAAGGACAATCCGATCCCGCCGAGCCTTTACCGGGGCTGAAGACGTCGGATTGCTCAACGGCACGAGGCGCGGCTTGGAAACCCGCAACCATGCTGCCTCGCTGGGGCGTTCCTTCTCCAGCCGTGAGCATGCTCGATACGGGCGGCGAGATCAGCCGCCCGTATCACCCAGAACCTGGAAAAAGACGGTGAAGACTGGAAATCCGCCCAGGAGGCTCGAGTGATGGCTAACCGTGCCGCAGCAATCAAGCAGGCCGACGCCAAACGGCTTTTCAAAGCTGCCCTCGAGGCGGGCTTCGAAACTGCAAAAATAACGCTCCATCCGGACGGCCGCATTGAGGCCGCAGCATCGCTTGCGGAGAAGACCGCCGGCTTGTCGAGCGGCACTAGCTGGGATGATGTGCTGAAATGAAAGGCAAGCGCCGGAACGGACTGCCGAAGCATTGCACGCTCGTGATCGACCGGCATAAGAAGCGCCGTGTCCGGTTCCGGGCAAAAGGTGTCGATACCTATTTGCCCTATCCGCCGACCGGGCCGAGTTTCGAGAAGGCCTATTCCGACGCTTTGGCTGGCGTAACGGAATGGCGCGCCAATATCGGTGCGAGCAAGACGCGGCCGGGATCGTTCGACGCTCTGGCTGTTTCCTACTATCGCTCGCCGAAGTTCACCGGTCTGCGCGACAGCACGAAGCAGACCTATCGCCTGATCATCGAGCGGTTCCGCGAAAAGCACGGTCACCGCATGATCCGAGATCTCCGACACGAACATATCAGCGCCATTATCGGCGGAATGTCGGACACCCCGCAGGCTGCAAACCGCTTGCTGTCCCTTCTGAAAATCATGCTCCGCCACGCTGTCGCGAACCGATGGATATCCCATAATCCCACGGATGCCGTGGACGGCTTCAAGAAGAAGACGAAGGGCTTCCACACATGGACAGAGGATGAAATTTCTGCCTACGAGGCGTGTCATCCAGAGGGATCTAAGGCCCGCCTGGCGTTGGTGCTTCTCCTCTATACCGCTCAGCGTCGGAGCGACGTCGTCGCCATGGGATGGGAGCATATCAAGGGCAAGCACATCGAAGTGAAACAGGTGAAGACGGATGCGGAGCTAGACCTATTCATGCTTCCCGCGCTGACCGATGCCATTCGACCGCTACCGCGCGACAAACCTACCTTTCTCACTACCGAATTTGGAAAACCGTTCACGCCTGCCGGCTTCGGTAACTGGTTTCGTGATCGTTGCAACGAAGCCGGACTTCCGCGCTGTTCCGCTCATGGTCTCCGCAAGGCGGCGGCACGGCGGATGGCAGAGGGCGGAATGAGTGGAGATGTCATCAAGGCGGTGACAGGGCATACCGACCTGAAACAGGTCTCGGTCTACACGGCCGACGCCAACCAAGCGGCGCTCGCGGAGAAGGGCCTCAAGGCCATCGCCGGGAAGAAAAAGCGAACAAGAATTGTCCAACCGTCCGCGAAAGTTGGACAAACGAAAGGAAAGTAA